CGATCGATCGACTTCTCCCTTTTACTATGACCCATATGTCTTTGAAGATCCTAATAATTTTATCACTAGGCGGTCTGGAAGTCCCGATTTGTACGAAGAGATGAAAAAATATAATAGAGGCATTAGAGATTATAATGACTTTATGGTATTATATTATCGCTTTGTAGCTAGCCAATTTGGAGAAGACGTTGATGAGAAAGAGCAGAAGAGTATATTAATTAGTATCAATAGCATGCTTCCAAAAGATCAACAGTATGGAACTTATCAGGAGGTTGTTGATGCCTTTACAATTTCCATCAAAGATATTATTGTTCAAGCTACCAATGATAGAAATATCCACATCAAAGCTGCTACAATCAAGCATGATCTCATAGAGTTTGAAGGCATTGATGATAAAATATATCCAGTTCTTAGGACAGAAACTTGTCCTATTGCTAACATTAAATTCTCATCATCATTGAGTTCGTTTAATCCCTACTTTCCCGATGAGAATGGTGATATTGAGAGATATCCCAATGAATTCGATGGCATTGACATATTCAACAGTATTAGAAACACAAAGTACATTCCATTTGTGAAATACATTGATCAAGATGGCAAGCAGTTTGTAAAGGTATATACATCTCCAGAAGAAGACAGACAATTCAACATCAAGTCATTCAAGCTAAACAAAGCAGTCAATAACAATTACATTTATTTTGTCCTTTGGCTTGGTAATGCTGATGGAGAAAATGTTGATTCTCTAGCTGATGCAACCAAAGATTCTTTTTACTTGGTTGAATACAATTTGGTTGATAACATTCTCATGATAGAAACTCCTTCTGACGAAGAAAAGGATCTTGTGTCTGACCCAAAGGTTGCATCAGCTAGAGTAGAAAAAGCAATGTCTACTCTTGTTATTGGTGAACAACAAGAATTAAAGGCAAAGGGCTCCTTTGACATTTTTAACTTTGAATTCGATGAAACTATCATGTTGTATATGATAATGATGGATCCTACAATGTTCAACTTTATCAATGTTGATGAAGTTGGCAAACCTTTTGCACTCAGAGGTAGAATAGACTTGAAGTATCATCCATTGCTTAGTGAAATGTACTCACTAGATGGCACCAGAAAGGAAGATCTATCATTCACAATCAAGCAAAAGAAGGTATCAAGTGGTCAACTATTCATGTTTTCTGCCAATAATGTTATTCAGCCAAATGGTAATACTGAATTGTATATTGCAGATACAACTATTGAGACTGATGAAGATAGAGTCAAGCGAGAAGCAGAGGAAGCCAAACAAAGAAAAGCAACCAAAAAGGAAGATTTGCCAGCATTCGATGCTAAATTGGCCAAGGAAGCAGAAAAGAGAAAAGAAAAGGAGGATCTATATTACGTGGAAGTCAAGGTTAATCAATCAGGCAATAGAGAAGATATGACAAAGTTTATGATGGTATTCCGCAATCTCATGCTATACTACTTCCACAGTACTGTCCTGTACAAGAACGTATGCCCAGATATTGCAAAAGAAATCAACAATTCAAATGTTAAAATGATGGCTCTTGCTGGTGGAGAGAAGACGAGATTTTCGAGAATTAACCAGCTAAAGTCAGTAGCTCCTAGGTTATTTCCCAAATCTTATGCTCGTAAATGTCAAGCGCAGAGACAACCCAAGATTATTGCAAAGGAAGATGCTATGAATGAAGTTGCTGATAGATATGGTACTGTAAAAGCAAATGACCCATCTCTTGAGAATAAGCTGGCAAGCGTCAACATTTTGTCCTATCCCTATGAAGACAAACCCTTGTACTTTACTTGTGACTATCCTGACTATAAATATGTAGGAGTGCAGCAAAACAATATCAATGAAGATAAGGACTACCAGTTCAATGTATGCTGCTATCGATCGATGCAAATCAGTGGTAATGTTGTATCACCAGACTATAGAAGATTCCGCAGTCGTAAGCAAACAGGAACCAGTGCTCTGGTAGACAAGGGCGCCAAAGGAGCAAAGAGCTATACATCTACAAAGGAAATTAGTACAAAGAAGATTTTGGAAAAGGGCGATTATGGCATTCTTCCAAAGTATGTGCAATATCTCTTGTCTACATATAGTAATTTTACCAACATGAAGCGTTTTGGAATACCAAGAGGTCCCAATTCATTGCTAGCCTGTGTTTGTGCTGCAGTAGGAGATCCCAATTATAATTCTGATGATGAGAGCTACTTGCAAGATCTGCGCGAATACATGGAAAAGACTATTCATCCTGGCCTGTTGAAGCAAGAAATGTATGATTATAGTGAAGAAGCCATTTTGAAGAATTTGGGCGATCTAGATATTGAGCTCGATCCAAGATTATATTATCGCGCTGTTGAAGAGCTATTTGGCATTAATATCTACATGTTCTCCTATGGTGGCGATCAAGACAGTGGACAAATTGTAATTCCTAGATTCAAAGATTTTCCCATTAAACCGCTGAGAACAGATAGAGCAACAGTATTGATTCTGTTGAATGAAGGATCAGAAAGTAATAACTTGAAGAATGAACATTGTGAGCTAATTGTGGATAGAAGTAACAATAAAAAGGTATTCGAGAATAACATTACAGAAGCATGTCACGAAATGTATTCACGCGCATATGAAACTCATACTTTTAACATGCTGGGTACTGAAATTACTGATTACAAGAATGTGTACTCACAATTCGACCTATTGCACTATCTCAAGTCGCCTGGAGTATCACAATACATTGATCAGAATGGTAAGATGAGAGCCATTACCATCAAGACTGTAGATGGACCAATGACCATCATTACCATTCCAGCTGCTCCAGTTAATCTACCTGTTTCATCAGAAATTGCATATTCGACTTACAAAACAGTGACTACAATGTTGGGCAAGCCATCAAGCATTGATCGAAAAGGAGATAGAATTGCAGGATTGTGGTATTCAGTATTGGATAATCCTAGATATTTGTATGTTCCAATTAGAGACGAAGATGGTACTATTGTGAGTGGACATTCACCAGTGTTAGTGTCTGAAATTAACCAAACTCGACGCTTGACTAAGCTAAAGAGAGATATGAGACTTGTATTGCACGTGGTAAGATGGCTGTATGACAATGTATCATCGATAATACCAAGTACAACACCACAAAGTTTTGCGCGTGACTATCTAACTATATCGAATGCAAAGGTTGAAGATAGCTATTACGCATATGACTTGTCTACGTTGCCAAGAATTTTGCCTAGTGTTATTTATGATGATGAAGTTGCGGGAACAAGAGGATTAGATACTACCATATTAGAAGAGCTTGGAGTCGTTGTTCCATCATTGTTCAAAGGTAATAGAATAGTAATGTACAACAAGAGTTTCTATGATTCAATGGTAGGCAACTTGCGTGACTACATTTCGTGGAAGACAGAGGATACTTCGTTTATTATTGATGACTATTATCAAGGAGTAGAGGACTTTGAGCCGCATAAGAATACTGAGATTCTAGTTGGAGTAAAGGAATACAATTCATGGTTGCAAGATAGACAGCAAGAAAAGGATTTGTATAAGATACATACTGAGATTGATAAGAATCTGTTGTATAGTAGAGAACCATATCTATTGCAGACAGCAGATGGAAAGATTTATCTAATTAGAAATACAGATAGTTATGCAAATGCTATTGGATTATTGGATGATTGGCACATTTTCATGAATATCCCACTGCCAGAAGGAAGCGATGGAGAGAACAATACAGTGATATATGGTTCTGATGCAATTAAAAAGGTATCACCAATTGCAGATCGCAGAACAGACAAAAGCGAAAAAGTGTATTATAGAATATTGGATTATGGAGGCAGTAGATTAGATACATTGGACAAGACGAGAGAATATGCGGCAATGATAGAGTTGTTGTAACTTTGATGAAATATACCTAATATAGGTATATCATGAGAGATGATGGATCTGTTCTGATCCTTTCCTGACTTATAGAAATGTACCGATAGGTATATGTACATTTCTTAGAGTTGGTAGAATGATGAATCTGTCTCTTGATATTGATGTTGAGATATGTATACTATTATATATACTTCTTATTACTGACTTTATTATGACTGGTTTGTCTCTTTCCTGACTTATAGAAATGCCTATCGGTACATTTTCTAAGGTTGATGGAACGATGGATTGTACCTAGATATGTTGATATCATTATACCTATATTAGATATATACTTCTTACTAATGACTTTATTGTGACCATTCTGTTCGTTTCCTGACTTATAGAAATGTACCGATAGGTATATGTACATTTTCTAGAGCTGGTAACCTGACGAATCTGTCTCTTGACATCAATGTTGAGATATCTAATATAGATATATACTTCTTGTTATTGACTTTATTGTGATTGGTTCGTTTCCTGACTTATAGAAATGTACAGATCTCTACATTTTCTAAGGTTGATGGAATGATGAATTGGTCTCTTGACATCAATGTTGAGATATACATATGTAATATAGGTATATCATGGTATTGGCTTTATTGTGATTGGTTCGTTCCCTTCTCAGTCTATAAATAGAGATCCTTACATTTTCTAAGGTTGGTAACCTGACGAATCTGTCTCTTGATTTCAATGTTGAGATATATCTATATTAGATATATACTTCTTGTTACTAACTTTATTGTGATTGTTCTGACTCTTTCCTAACCTATAGAAATGTAGACATGCCTATCGGTACATTTTCTAGAGCTGGTAATCTGAGGAATTGGTCTCTCGAGATCGATATCATGATATATCTATATTAGATATATACTTCTTGTTACTAACTTTATTGTGATTGTTCTGACTCTTTCATGACTTATAGAAATGTAGACATGCCTATCGGTACATTTTCTAGAGCTGGTAACCTGACGAATCTGTCTCTTGATTTCAATGTTGAGATATCTAATATAGATATATACTTCTTGTTACTGACTTTATTCTAATTATTCTATTCGTTTCCTAACCTATAGAAATGTAGACATGCCTATCGGTACATTTTCTAGAGCTGGTAATCTGAGGAATTGGTCTCTCGAGATCGATATCATGATATATCTATATTAGATATATACTTCTTGTTACTAACTTTATTGTGATTGTTCTGACTCTTTCATGACTTATAGAAATGTAGACATGCCTATCGGTACATTTTCTAAGGTTGATGGAACGATGAATTGGTCTCTTGATATTAACATTGAAATATATCTATATTATGTATATAATGAGAGATGATGGATATAGGGCCTATTCTGACTCTTTCATGACTTATAGAAATGTAGACATGCCTATCGGTACATTTTCTAAGGTTAGTAACCTGAAGAATTGGTCTCTCAAGATCGATATCATGATATACCTATATTAGATATATACTTCCTGTTAGTAACTTTATTGTGATTGTTTATTCCTCTCTCAGTCTATAAATATAGAAAGATTCTTACATTTCTTAGAGTTGGTGGAATGATGAATCTATCTCTTGATATCAATGTTGAGATATGTCTATATTAGATATATACTTCTTGTTACTGACTCTATTAACATCGAATTCGTATCTTTCTTGACTTATATAAATGTAGACATGCCTATCGGTACATTTTCTAAGGTTGGTAACCTGAAGAATTGGTCTCTCAAGATCGATATCATGATATACCTATATTAGATATATACTTCTTACTAATGACTTTATTGTGACTACTTTGACTCTTCCTCAATCTATAAATATATGGAGATCCTTACATTTTCTAAGGTTAGTAACCTGAAGAATTAGTCTCTCAAGATCAATGTCATGATATATCTATATTAGATATATACTTCTTACTAATGACTTTATCATGACTGGTTTGCCTCTTTCTCAGCCTATGGAAATGTAGACATGCCTATCGGTACATTTCTTAGAGTTGATAGAACGATGCAATTACCAACTCTTTCTCAACTTATATTCCAACAAGACAAAAGAATGTCCAGTCATTGTTCTGATCCAGTTGCTTGTCCTGATGGTAATTGCATTGGCTGCAAAGATGGAAAAGTAGATTGTCAAGATATAAGATGCTCTCCTTTTTGTCCTGGCGATACTTGTACCATACCTAGTGATCATGATTTTGCATCCACTGTTGCAATTATCATTATACTTATATGTTTATTTGCTATTCTAATTACTGTTTGGTTTGCTTATGGTCCTCAACTCTTGTATAGACCAAAGCACAATGAACGCGTAAGATATTCAATAGATGTACTGTAATAGATGAATAGAATACAATTATTGCAAAAAGAAAAAGTAGCTATATAAATAATGTCACTAACGAATGTAACTAGCGATTTATATTCCAATCCACACAGTAACTTTTGGAACAAGACAACTTCTAACACAATAGTTATTGATCTCGATCTAACAATGATTCACACCTTTGAAACTATGGAAGGCTTTGCAAGAGTAGCAGATTCTCCCAGACTCATTCGCAGCAGAGATAGAATCTACTACTTTAACTCTGGTGAAACTGATGAATACTGGGGTATAGCTAGACCTCATTTCAGAGAGTTCCTAATGTTCTGTTTCAACTACTTTACCAATGTTATTATTTGGTCTGCTGGTACTTATCATTATGTTCATGCAATAGTGAGATTTCTGTTCAGAGATTTGCCATATAAACCTGCTCTTGTGTTGACTAGAGATGATTGCATTATTGAAGATATTGATGGAACCAAATGTTATACAAAGCCACTCATTGAGCTAGCCAAACATGGGTTCAAGCAATCTACTCAGAGCAATACATACATCTTAGATGACAATCCTATTGCATTCTTTAATGATTTTAACAATGCCATCAATATTCCAGAGTACAATCCCAAACCAACGATTGAATCTGTGTTGGCAGAAGATAATGCTTTTGACAAGATAATTACTTGGTTGAAGAATCCTGTTGTAATTAAGACCAAAGACATTAGAGAGCTGAACAAGCAAAAGATTTTTGATGAACCACCTGTTGAAGAAGATTATAGTTCTTTGTACGAGTGAACGTGAGTGAACAGGAGTAAATACCAGTGAATACAAAGGAATGGATAGAATAATAGGACCAATATATAGTGGTTCTTCTGTAATAATAATGAGAAACAATGGACAGTTTCTGTTGAGCAAGGTAAATCTTGGAGTTACAGAGTGGTATTGGGAGACTGATGTCAAGAAACTGCCAGATATACCAATATTTACTGTGCTGGGCGAGCGTAATAATGTTACATTGTATAGCAGTAATCTTAATACTGGCATATTGATAAGTTCAGAGAATGGATTATCTAATGTAGTAATGACTGGTACTACTTCTGTTCTGAGGATAGTTTCGAATGGACTGGCATTGTGGGATGAACCAGTTCTGCTTCTCACAGGAACTCCATGTAGCATGTATTTTGATGATGTTATGGCTAATATATATTCGGACAGTAATATATCCAATGTTGTGCCAGCCAATGACTTGATCTTTCTACCTGCTCAGATTTACTTTGGTTGTACTAGCAAATCAATAGAATACATTAACAATCCAATTGTAGTGGCAGGCTATTGGTATTGCAAGATTCATCCAGATGCTGCAGTGTGTGACTTGATAGAGAGAAAGAGTACAATTTGGTCAGACAAAAGAGAATGTCAACAGCAATTGGTATACTCGTATTGTCCTAATGCAAAGATGTGTGGTCAAGATTGTAAGGGTCCATGTAATGCAGTATATAATGACTGTGATCCAAGTGGAAAGAGGTTTTTGTGTCAGTACAACATTGATGCATATTTGAGTGAGGTACAATGGTGGAAGTCTCCTTTGTATATAGGATTTGTGAGTGTGATAGCAATAGTAGCAATTATATTGTTGATTGTGTCGATTGTATTGTTTGCGAAATAGAGTTGAATGAAAAATATACTATAATATAGTATATCATTGTGATTGATGTTCTTGATGTCGATTTATTGGGCTTCCCAACCTATAGAAATGTAAGACTCTGTATGTTTCTATAGGTTGATAGCCTGACCAATTGGTCTTATTTCTATCATTACAGATTATATACTATATTATAATATATCATTGTGATTCATGTTCTTGATGTCGATTTATTGGGCTCTTGACTTATAGAAATGTAAGTTTCTTGATGTTTCTATAGGTTGATAGAATGGAACTCTATTTCTAGCTAGAGCATATATACTATATTATATCATTATGATTGATCTTGATGTCTGGTTAGATCGAGTTTCCTAGGTCTAAGAAATGTAAGTCTCTTGACATGCCTTACGGTAGAGCTAGAAATCTGACCAATTGGCCCTTATTTTGTTGAATGAGAAACATACTATATTATAGCATGTTATCGAAGACAATATTCTTGATGTAAGTTTGTTGGGTTTCTCTACTTATAGAAATGTAAGACTCTTGACATGCCTTACGGAAGGATTAGAAGTCTGGCTAATCGGTCTTATTTTGTTGAATGAGAAATATACCATAATACAGTATATCATGATATCAACATTTTGAAGCCCAGATTCCTGATCCTTAGAAATGTTAGATCCTCTGCATTTCTAAGAGCTGAAAGTTCGATCTATTTCTATCATTACAGATTATAGTATATCATTGTGATTGATGTTCTTAATGTCGATTTATTCGGTTCTCTGACTTATAGAAATGTAAGACTCTTGACATGCCTTACGGTAGAGTTGAGATCCCAATCTAACTAGACTCTAGAAATTCAATGATATACTATAATATAGTATATCATGTGTAATGATAGAAATGGGGCCAATCTGTCAGACTTCTAATCCTTAGAAATGTTAAGAGATTTACATTTCTTAGAGTTGGGTAAGCCCAATAAATAGACATTAAGAACATCAATCATAATGATATACTATATTATAGTATATAATATGTAATGATAGAAATAAGACCAATCGATCGGACTTCTAATCCTAGGAAATGTAAGTCTCTTGACATTTCCTAGAGTCAGGAAACTCTATCTAACTAGACATCAAGAACATCAATCATAATGATATACTATAATATAGCATATTCTTTATTCAACAAAATAAGGGCCAATTGGTCAGACTTCTAGCTCTACCGTAAGACATGTCAAGAGTCTTACATTTCTATAAGTCAGAGACTCAACGAAATAGAATTCTAGTCTTATCTAACGAGAATACATATCATGACATCAATGTTCTCAATCCATTTAGTCAGGTTTGTCAATCCTGAGAAATGTAAAGAGACTTACATATTATATAGTCCGGAAATCATCAGAATGGAATTCTAATTCTATCTAGCAACAATATACATATATCATGATATCGACATTCTGAAATCCAATCGAGCGGTTTATCAACTCTATAAAATATCAAGAGTCTTACATATTCTATAGTCTGGAAGTCTACGGAATATAGTCATAATTCTATCTAACAAAGATATGTATAATAGTATGAATATCATGACATCAACATTCTAAAGTCCATTTAGTCAGAGTTATCAACCTTAGAAAATGTAAGGATTAGTATATTTCTATAAGTCAGAGAATCGATGCAATGCAACTCTAATCTTATCTAGCAAGAATATACATACTATTATGCATATCATGATATTAATGTTCTGAGGACAAACCAGGTAGATCTAGCAACTCTAAGAAATGTAAAGAGACTTATATTTCTATAAGTCAGAGAATCGATGCAATGCAACTCTAATCTTATCTAGCAAGAATATACATACTATTATGCATATCATGACATCAACATTCTAAAGTCCATTTGGTCAGAGTTACTAACCTTAGAAAATGTAAGGATCAGTACATTTCTATAAGCCAGGAAACCGACAGAATAGGATTCCAATGTTATATGGTAAAGATATATGCATAATAGTATCTATATCATGACATCAACATTCTGAGGACCAATCGAGTGACTTACCAACTCTAAGAAATGTAAGGATCAGTATATTTCTATAAGCTGGGAAACCAAACAGAATGCAGTGTTAATTCTATCTGTCAACAATACATACTATTACACATATCATGACATCAACATTCTAAAGTCCAATCGAGCGACTTACCAACCTTAGAAACATTAAGAGTCTTACATATTCTATGGTCTGGAAATCGACAGAATAGGATTCCAATGTTACATGGCAAAGATGTATATTATTATGCATATCATGACATGAACATTCTAAAGTCCATTTGGTCAGAGTTACTAACCTTAGAAAATGTAAGGATCAGTACATTTCTATAAGCTAGGAAACCAACAAATAGCCTCTCTTTCAATCAATAACAAAAGTATATGCCTAACATCAGGCATATCACCAATTCTATTTCTTTAATTACCTTTATTAACACGTCTGAATGCACTTGAAACAAACGATGTATTACTATTCACAAGGCCCATTTTCGAGCGTTTTCGCGTGTTTCTGCCTATTTTCGTTTACCAATAATAGGTATTATTTACTATCACAAATCGAATTCATAAATTTTGCCAATTCGACCTTCATTGACGTTCAGACAGCATCGAGACAATAATCTCCTGACTCGAACTAGAATTCTCAACTCTCACTTTTACACTTGAAATAAGCCTATTACAGCTGCATGATCAGACAGACTCATGGCATTGCCAACATCGAATCTGTCATAGTTCAAACATTTTACCTCGTCGCTATATAATATACGATCACACCAACTTGGAATTCTCTGTTGTTTGCGTCCTACGTTCCAAATTATCTTGTTATCTTCTGGTATTATTGAATGTACTGATCTATTCTTCTCCATTTTGCATGTTGGAGCAAAGTTTGGTCCATTGCCATCTATTCCTTCCTTGTACATGTAAATATTCTCTTTTAGCATTTGCTCTAACATTTCATCATGAGTATAGAATTCAGAGTATATCTTCTCATCGCCTGACAGCAACAACTTGCTAACTACTGATGCCTTTCGATAATCATGTATTCTATAGTTGAAATCACCAAAGTATATAACATGATCTGGCTTTGGATCTTGATTTAATACTAATTGTTCGATTATACCATTAAAACATACATTGGCATCGTTCAATGCATTCTGTCTCAACATTGAATTACCTTGCTCTCGCTCTGTTATCAGACTATTACTATTAAATGGTAAGTGACAACAGATAAATGCAATTCTCCCAACCTTTGGCAATATCAGATAAGATGCCACTGCTCCTTTTGCTCTAGTAAATGGATTATATGTATATTCTCGCTGTCCATCATTACCTATTACCTTTCTCATTGTTATTTCTTGATAAGCAATATCATCAGCTAACTTGTGTTTGGCATATATAGACAACCTAAGACCTCTTGCAAATAAATCACCATCTAGCAAACCTTTTGCAGTAGTAACACCAACTCCCATCATCTTTGTTCTCTTGACTAGTGAATATCCATACTTTGACATCTCAGAAGGTAGGAAATTACTGTGATAGTAACTACCTGGATGCCTGTCTTCTTGGAATCCTACTGCTATCACATCTGGATCTTGTTCTTCTATTATAGATATCCATTTCATGAAAAAATCAGGATAATTACCATCTATACCATCTGTATCACTGAGTGGAATACTTTCAGTGTTCCAACTAAATACAGCTATCGAATACATTTGTTGTGTGATGATAAATTATCATCACACAACAAATATCCATTCATCTCAACATTAGATATTGGTATTATACCAATATTTCTTTCCTAATTTACTTTGGGCTAGAAGGAGCAACTTGCTTGTTAGATTTAGGAGAGACATGTCTGGTCACCTTGTTAACCGTCTTAACATCAACAGGAATCATAGTGATATTCTTGTTATCAACAGTAGCTCCATAGACAAGGATACTTTTAAGATCAGCAAGACTAAAGACAGTACCAACGGGATTAGAAGGAGCAGGACTTTGCAATCTCTTGATTGTAGTCTTAATCACAGTTTCCTTATTTCCCTTGGTAGTAACAACCTTATCCACCTTAGTTCTAGAGGAAGCTCTTTCAGACTTGGCACGAACTCTGAAGGGAGCAGATTGTCCTTCAACTTCATCAAGTTCTTGCTTCTTAGTCTTCTTTCCGTACAACTTCTTGTATCCATCGACATAGTGCTTAATCTCGTCAGCAGTAAAGACACCACGAGGCTTTTCAAAAAAGGTTTCAAGAGTTTGCTTGTAATGTTCAAAATTGTCAGAAACAACACGAAGATCACCAACCCACTTCTTGTTACCGCTAAGCTTAACAGGAGCATCAATCATGGCAAAACCTCCTCCTTCAGCATTAACATCAGACACATCCATGACAGTTTCTCCTTCCAACCAACCGTCATGACCACGCTTCTTAATCACATTTTCGAGACGAGTGGAATTCTTGTTCTTGGGAGATGTAACAGCAGTGGTTTCTTCGGCGACTGGCGACTTATTAACTGGCGACTTATTGCTCATTTTGAATGCCAGAGAATTTTTTTCTAAATCATCTTGCACCTCAGTTTCAGAAATAGAGGAGTCAAGAAAATGTATATAAATTATGAATCAAAGCTTGTAAATTGTTGATGCACTTGAATGACCCATGTTACGCTATGAATAACTGGTTTGACAATAATTCAGTGAGCAAAAATATTGCTAAGCTAGCAATATGTATTAAACAAGTCTATTTCTAAGTCTAGTGGGTATCCTTTCGTCAATGTAATCTTCATACATTCCATAAGGCACAGTATATGGAATAGTGATGAGATCAATATTTAATTCTTTGCAGCGCTTCTTCTTATACTCATCTCTTTCGCATTGTTTGTTAAATTGTTCCTCTGTTTGGCTACCTTTTCGTGACAAGTAGTTTGGCCAAATGTAATGTTGTTCGCCATTGTATTCAAAGGCAAGTTTTAAATCCTCATTATATCCATCAAGTTCTAGACATTTATTAGTTTTGGGATTTCTAATTTGTGGATGCCTGATGCTTTCGAAGGGTTCATTGAATTTGCTTTGAAAGATATCTCTACATCTACGTTCTGCATTAGATTCTGATTGCTTAAACTTGTTATTAAATCTCTTGGTCTCTGAAGGCAGTGCTTCTCTATGCTCAACCAAAGGCACTGATTTTACTCGCTTGGGAGCACACAATCCCATTATTCTATTGATGTATTCGTCATATGTATCCTTCTTTTTCATTTGTAGCTTGGTGGCATCACCATTGCAGTTGGTAGCTACATTATTCAATACGTCGAGAGTACCATTACTTGAACCAAAATAGAATAACCACAACATTGTCAGAACTAGCAATGATATAACAATAATCCAAAACCACATATTTGTTAATGAACAAATATTTACTACTAATCAACGATAGGACAAGTAGCTTCACTACTTGTCCAGTGGATATTACATATCCACAATAGTTCCATTATCCCGTTGACTATGCTTAGTCAACAATAGGACAAGTAATGAAGTTATTTGTCCAGTGGATATTACATATCCACAATAGGATAATGGAACAATAGTTCCATTATCCCGTTGACTATGCTTAGTCAACGATAGGACAAGGCACAAGATAATTAGAAAAGTCTGACTCATCGCAGATATGTACCAGCTTGGCTTCTACTGTTCCAAAGTTGGTTTGGTATTGGAATACAGTGGATACTCCAAGTTTGCCATATTGAGCCGAAATGGTAGGAGTAGTCTTTGAGACTTTAGCTACAGTTTCCTTATCATATTTAACTACAAAACCTTTGCGAATTCTCTTGATGGGATCACCATGCAAAAATGGCATTCCTGTTTCATCAGCATATCTCTTGTGTTCTTTTGTAAGTTCTTCAATATGTTCAGCAGGCATAGAATACAATGCATAGCTGTGCTTGCCTTCTACTACTTCTGGAAGTTCATCATTATTAGTACTAATGATACTAGGAAGTCCAATTCTCGAAAACCAAACCTTCTCATTATTCCATTCAGCAACTCCACTAGCAGGACCAATATGTTCAATATCAACCCAAATAATTTTAACGCTCATGATTTACCTTGTAACTGTTTGTCCTTAGAACCTTTAAAGAGATATCGTGAAAGAAGAACATTCCTCCACTGTTGCTGAGAAAAATCGATTCAATGCATCTGACTAACTGAAGATGTGCGTCATGAATTGTGGCAAGGTAAAACATGTCCAGCGAGCAGATTAAATTTAGTATTAGCTATGAAGGTCCTTCATCAGTGGCTCTTGAGGCACTAAATGTCTTTAAGAATTCAATGAATCCTATTGTTTCTAGTCCCCTTAATTCTATCATTCCCTCTCCCATTACACCAGCTCCAGTCGAATCAACAAGTTCTCTTGGTAGTATTATTGATAATGCTTCTGGCTTGGTAAAGTTGTATGAAGTTGGAAGTGGCATTTACAACATGTTCAAGGGTGAGAAGTCAAAAGATACTGGTTTATCTGATACTGCCAAGGGAATTCTCTCTTGGTTTCCTCAACATGTTGCAAAGGTACTCGAACCCAAGACTGTTCCTATGATCGAGCCAATCATTGTCCATTCAGATATTATGACTGATGAATTGTTTACTTCACTTCCTAACAATATTAAGAGTGCTATAACTGTCTTGGATACTCCTTGCAAACCAGAAGATTGGGTAGAAGAGTATGATAGTTTCTCCAAATCTCTCTTTGATGCAATTGTTTCATCAACATCTGCCAGAGCTGATGATTTTGTTGTAGCATTGGATTCTCTTGTGAATACCCATTATCCCCTTACAGTAGAGCATCCCAATAAGGAAACTATGCATGAATTCGCTGCTAAAGTCAAGAGTAATGTTCAAACAATGAAAGACAAGGGAATCGATCTCAAGAAGATTACTACCTATGTTACTAGACAACTTACTGCTTTCAATAAGCAATATGCTGAAGATAAGGTTGCATCTAACAACTCTCGTGAAATCAAGCCAGTTGTAATGGTACCTGATCCCATTCCTTCTGATGACACTGGAATAGTTGGCATTATTCCTGCTCTCAATTCTATTTTCAACATTTTCATGCCCACCTTTAATTTAGAAGAGGAAGTGGCAAAAGATGAATTTGTTGATGGTATCATTGCATCTGCTGTTTCTTCGCTTCCAGGTGGAAATGCTTATATTGTTAGCATAATGATAGAATCTGCAGATAAATATTATCCTATTGGTCATCCTGAGAGAGAAAAGATGAACAAGATTGCAGCTGATACTAAGAGTGTTGTAGAAACAATGAAAGTCAATGGATCTACTGAAGCAGAAGTTAGAGATTACATTAAGAAGCAATTCAGTATGTACATGAAAGAGTTTGATAGAAGTAATCCTATTGATCTTTTGGGGAGATTGATCGATAAGACAAAAGAGTATTGTCAGTGCGATAATGCTCCAAAATTCCCTATTGAGGTAGTTGCTCCCTCTCCTGCTCCAGTTGTTAAATTAGTATCCCCTATTCCTTCTATTCCCTCACCACCTCCTGTTCCTACCACTACTCCAGCAACAGAAACATTCGATAATGGGATTGACTATTCTGGTGTCATTCCATTTGCCAAAGGATTCATCAACTTGTTTACAACCGTAGCTAACCCGACCGATGATCCTGAAGAGAATGCCATCAGAATGCTATTGGCTATGGTTGAAATGTCTTCAGATAGACCAGGACATATTGTTGATTTACTTACAACTTCATGCGATACATACTATCCTCTTGATGAAGACCATCCTGCCAAGGACAGAATGCGCAAGATTGTTTCAGATCTTCAAAACAGCATTACAACCATGAGAGCTGATGGTATCGATGAAGACAAGATCTTTAATTATGCTGGTGAGCAGATTAGAGTATATGCTAAAGAGCATTTGGCCAATAAACCTAACAACAAGTTCTTGCAAAAGCATTGGACTATTGCTGGCGATTCTGAGTTCTTGAAGAAGCTTGCCACCAATACTAAGACTACCAAGACTACCGATACTGTTCCATCTCCTTCAGCACAACAAGAAACCACAAAGGTGCCGCAAGAGAGTAAACCCGGAATTCTTGGTGGATTCATTAATTCATTCATGAAGAAGGTTCATGATCCAGAAAATCCCGGTAAGACTCTTGGTAACATGACCGAGAAAGTATTCTCTGTGGTAGGATCAGCTTCCGAAGGAGTAAAGAAATGTGGAGATGGTCCTATATTGCCTGAAGATGGTCGTATTTCCAAACTTTACAAAGCTATGAATGATTTTAACAGTGAATCTGTTGCTGAATCTATTCAACGCGTTACTACAGCTTGCAATAGAGACTATCCTCCTGACAATTGTAATGCTGAGAAAATGCACAAGATTGTTGATGTTCTCAACACTACTGTTCAAGCCATGAAAGATAGAGGAGAGAAGGAAAGTGCTATTAGCAAGTATGCCTATGAACAAATCAAGATTTACAATGCTGAAGATGCCTTGAATCAACCACAAGACGAGCTAGTTGGAGAGTTTACTGACTTGGAATTGGGCATTCCTCCTGTGTCTGATGCTTCGAATCGCTTTTCTACAACGGTCAACACTCTACTTGATGAATTTAGCAAAGAAGCTACAGATACTAATGGAAAGATTACTGGTTCTGGGCTTGTTAATGCCTTTACCAACTCTCTGTTCCCAGCTGGGACAGTAGTTGACAAGCAACAATATCCTATAATGGGCATTATTAATGATCTATCAAAAGTCATCAATGGAGAATCATCAGAATCAGAAGAGTCAGAGGAAGATGACATGATAGAAGAGGATGCTGCTTGGGTTGATGAAGCTATCTAATTGTTGTGATTATATACCTATTATAGGTATATTTACTGTGATCTATTCTATTGGCTTCCTAGCTTATAGAAATGTTGAGGATAGTATATTTCTAAGGATTGGCAGAGTCAGGAAATGGACATTAGAATGTTGTTATCGTGATATGCATTATAAATGTATATACTCTTACTAACGAAGGAAATAGAGTTCCTATTGTCGGACTACCAACTCTAAGAAATGTAAGTCTCTTGACATGCCTTACGGTAAGGATTGGAAGTCTGACTAAATGGACGTCAGAATGTTGTTATTGTGATATACATAACAATATGTATATACTTTGTTAGTGATGGAAATAGAGTTCCTATTGCCGGTTTCCCAACTTATAGAAATGTAAGTCTCTTGACATGCCTTACGGTAAGGATTGGTAGAGTCAGGAAATGGACTTTAGAATGATGACTCGTGATATGCATTATAAATGTATATATTATTGAATGATAGAAATATAAATCTCTGTTTGGCCAGTTTCATAACTCTAAGAAATGTAAGTCTCTTGACATTTCTAAGGATTGGTAGAGTCAGGAAATGGACTTTAGAATGTTGTTATTGTGATATACATAACAATATGTATATACTTTGTTAGTGATGGAAATAGAGTTCCTATTACCGGTTTCCCAACTTATAGAAATGTAAGTCTCTTGACATGCCTTACGGTAAGGATTGGAAGTCTGACTAAATGGATTTTAGAATGTTAATATCGTGATATATATACTGTTATATATACTCTTTGTTCATGATTAATTTCTGATTATTCTCTTGATTCCCAACCCTTAGAAATGTTATAGATTCTACATTTCTAAGGATTGGAGTCTGACCAAATGGATATCAGAATGTTGATATTATCATATACATACTAATATGCATATATTGAGAGTGATAGGAATAGTTTTCGATTTCCAACTCTAAGAAATACATTCCTTGCAGAACATTTCTATAAGTCGGAAACCTATAGAATAGAGATCTATCTCCATTATGAATAAGAATATATACACTTTACTTACCGATATAGGTATATTTCATTATGAATTCAAGAAATCCATTTTTCTCACTCTACTAGCTCTAAGAAATGTAAAGAGACTTACATTTCTATAAGTCATGAGACGATAGAGTAAGCTCTAACTATCATGATTAAGAATATATGCATTATATAATGCATATCATGATATCAACATTCTAAAGTCCGTTTAATCAGGCTTCCAATCCTTAGAAATATACTTATCCTTACATTTCTATAAGTCATGAGACGACAGAATAGAGATTTATTTCTATCATTCAACAATATATACATATTAGTATGCATATCATGATATCAACATTCTAAAGTCCGTTTCCTCACTCTATCAACTCTAAGAAATGTAAGACTCTTTATATTTCTAAGGATTGGAAGTCTGACTAATTAATCGCGCAATATCAATGTTGAAATATACATACTAATATGTACATATTCTTGTTAGTGATGGAAATAGACTCTCTATCTTGTTGATTTCCAGTCCTTAGGAATATACTGATTCTTACATTTCTTAGAGCTAGGAGTCTGACTAAATGGACTTTAAAATGTTGACATCATGATATACATAATGTATGTATATATTTCCATCATCTCATGATAGCAGCAACTTCTCGACAAACAAAAAGTCTTCTAGCGTAATACTATCACCAGTGATTAATACGTTACCATTTACTTTTAATCCTTCATTGCCAACTAATCTGCATACTCGTCTATTCTTCTTGACAGTGTTTGAGCTATCGTACCACACAGTTATAGGTTTACCTTTCCAAGGACCAGTAGATAGACTACTACTAACTACACTCTTACAATTCTTACCTATTATATCTGCAGCACTCGCTTGAGCTCCACCATTTGGAATGTTTCTGACCTTGACTTTATTGCTAGCATTGATGAATAATGCCTTCTGAGTCTTGTTACTTTCCTTTACAAGACCTTTTGTCTTGTTGATGGCATCAGCTCCAAAGTACTGTTTAATCTTGTTCATACCCTTATCTCCTATAATCTCTTTTGCCTTGTCAAGAAGAGTATTCAAGCCGTCCAGTTTGTCTTCTGGTTCTGACTCACTTCGTTCATTACCCATACTTATATTAGACAAGTAATCCTGTGCCTCTGGATATTCATTCTTGATTGACAAGTCATCAAAGTCCATCTTTGCATTTTCTAGTTCTTCTTCACAGAATGAGTCCATTTTTGTTTGATATTTAACGCTTTATAGTTACATCAAAAGGAAACCATTCAGTGTTAAAAGAATGTCGTGGGATATAGTAGAAGCAATGGAAGCTATTGCTAATAACAATCTATGTGCTAGTGAAGTCATTAGATTAACGTCTGAAGAAGACAGGAGAATTAGTATCATTTCAATGTTTCCAAATTTGCAAGAGATAAATTGTAGATTAATCATTAATTCATTGAAAGAATTTAAGACAGCCATTGCATCGTGTCATAACTTGCATTCAATGAATATATTATACAACATAGTGCCAACTATTCGATTGAGAGCAACAGCAAAGAGACTCAAGAAGGAACTGTCAGAATATCAGAGAGTATGCAAGAATGAAGTACCTGAAATGATAGAAATGCTCAAAGTAAGAATACCATTTGGTGAGATTGTCATTCATGTGGTAGGAAGTTCAGAAGATACTACATATATAACAATAGCACAAGGAATAATGGCAATAGCTTCTGATATACCTGATTATTATCAACCTGTTATGGCAGCTGGTAACTCATTATATACATTGATAACAGAGCGAGATTTATCAGTACTTCCTAATTACATACCAAGGATATTTTTGATAGATAGTGAGATTAGTGA